GTCGGTTAGGGCAGTGACATTGGCATACAGGAAAATAAGAGCAATCACTTTAGGAGAGTAAGATGGATGTAATCACGAAATTCATAAACAAAACAACGGTATTGATACGAGCCTATGTCTATGACGAAGATGGTGAACTCGTTGACCCTACGACTTCAATTAAAGTAACGATTAACGATCCCGCTGGTGCAACGAAGGTAACTGCTCAAGCTATGACAAAGAATGGCTCAAATACCGGAGTTTACGATTATTTCTACGATACCGATGCTGATAGTGCTGAGGGAGATTGGCCTGGTGAGGTTTGGGTTGTTGACGGTTCTGTGCCAACTGAAAGAGTAAGTGTAGGAACATTCAGCTTTGAAGTGAAAGCGGGGCTTTAGAGATGCCACAATTAGGAGAAACTAAAAGTGGTTGGGCATTGGGATATAAGTGCGATAGTCGTCATATATGGCATGCTTGCGTGGATTGTGGTAAAGAGCGTTGGGTACCATTGATAAAAGGAGAACCTGAATATAATCTTTGTAGGTCCTGCGCTGAAAAAGGGGAAAGAAGTGGTAATTGGAACGGTGGTAGGATAAAAAATAATGGGTATATTGTCATTAAGCTTTCCACTGGTGATTTCTTTTTCCCTATGGTTATGAAAGGCGGTCATAATGAATGTAGTTATGTTCTAGAACATCGCCTTATAATGGCAAAGCATCTTGGTAGGTGCCTTCAATCCTGGGAATGGGTACATCACAAGAATGGCATTAAGAATGATAACCGTATTGAAAATTTAGAATTAACCACCGCAGGTAGTCATTCAGTTGAACATAGTAAGGGGTATCGTGATGGTTATCGGCAGGGATATTTGGAAGGAAAAGTAGAAGCTATGAAGGAATTAAATGCGTGATTTATCTGCCACTAAGCTAGAGGCATATCAGAAGAAGGACTCGCTCGACCCTATCGTTAAGGTCACACTTTCTCTCTCTGGTGAAGATGATGTTGTTATAGAAGAGGATAAGATTCTGAATCTCAGCCATGAGGAAGAGCCTTACAGGGCTTCATGTGAATTAACCTGCGATAACAGTGAGGGGTACTTTACCGATTTAGATTTGAAGGGATACAAGGCTGTTATCTCTTATGGCCTCGTAACCAAAGATGGCGAAGAATACTCCGATGCTGCTCCTCTGTGGGTGATGGCACAACAACTTGATTCTTCTGAGGGTAAGTTAATCTGCACCTTAACAATGGCTGGTATTCCGAATATGTTAAGCGAGGACAGAGCCAGCGAATCTTACGTACCGGATGAAGACGATAGTAAGACAGTCAAGGATATTATCAACGACATATTAGATACCTCTATGACCGCCTTTGGCGATTGCGTAGCCTACACCGTAGAGTGGGATTCTGAGGATAGTCTGGTTGACAGTTATCAGCCAAAAGATTCTTTCAGGATTTACAAGAACGGGAGCAGATTAGCCGCGATAAGAAGGTTATTGGATTATACCAAATGTGTTATAAGGTACGGCGGCGATGAGAAGATTCATATTCTTGAACCAACCACGAGCGGAGAGGTATTTGACTATGAGTATAGCTTAGCGGACACATATCACAGCTTCTTCGCTAAAGCCTACAGAAAAACCCTGGTCATACCGAACAAAGTCGTTGTAGAAAGCCGAACCGATGATGATCCTCAATACTCTGGCAATAAAACCGACCCAACTTCTTATGCACTCTTGCCTAAAACAGAATACCGCCAGATGCGGTTGCAAAGTAATGACGAGGCTGAGGACATAGCAGAGGCGATCCTTTCCAAATATCAATTAAACGCTGAGATGGGTGCCGCCAATGTCCCGATGAATGTTGGCGCGGAAGTGTTTGACTATGTGAAAGTGACAGATGAGAGGGAAGATGATAGTAGGACAGGGAACATTGGCTCATTAACAAGAACATACTCCCCGGGGAAGTATCAATTATCTTTCAGCTTCGGGGACTGGCTGACGGTCAGGAAGTTATTAAACGACATCGAGATTAACAGCGACGCAGGTGCTTACTTTGAGAGGCTTTCAGTTGATACGCTGTATGCCAATCATATTAGACTAGACGACATTGATGACGGCGACACTTACCAGAGGATTTTAAGCACTCAATTAACCGCTGAGGGGATAGTTATTCTCGCTCAGATTTCAGGAGACCTTGACGATATTGATGATGGGGGAACTTACCAGCGGGTCCAGAGTGCAGCATTAACAGCAGGTGGTTTAGTTTTACTCGACCAGGTTACAACGGGAACTTATGGGCTAGTTGCTGCAACTGATATATCGGCTGGACATATTAAGCTATCAGAAAGTATTGGAGACCTTGACGATATTGCGGATGGGAATTATGGGAAGATAAGGACAACTTGTATAAATTCAGGGTATATTCAACTCAACTCTTCCACAAGAATCAAAACGGGGAGTGGGAGCGAATGGTATAATGAAAGTGGGGTTGTTATTGACGCTGATACAGGCATAGAAATATGGGGAAACAATGTTCTTGAATTACGAACCAGTGGGGGAAGTCTAAGGGGAACTCTCTTTGGCGGTTCTGATTATCTAGGATTAGAATCTCCCAGTGATAGCGTAGACATTACATCTGACAATGATGATGTTAGGCTAAGGGCTAGCTTAGGCGAAATAAATGCAAATACTGACTTCTTGCCTATTTCTGCTAGTAATTATAATCTTGGCAGCAGCGCCCACTATTGGGGTAACATTTATGCTTACAAATACTATGGCAAAAGTACTGAAATTGAATCCTTCCAAAAACATAATGATATTGCTTTGTTAAAAAATATAAAGCATAAAGACAATAGGCTTATTCTGGATAGCTTCCCTCCGGAATTATTGGAAACTAACGAAATGTTAGAAGAGGAGAGGGGGAAAATCATTAAGAGAATTGAGAAATGGGAAAAGAATTTAGATATTCCTATTGGTGAAGTTAAAAGGAGGAAAGAAGATGCGTTGCTCGAAGCATATAAGGGGTTAGGCATAAAAGGAATAAATATATTTGCATGGCAGAGTTTACTTACAGGAGCTATTTTACAGATTACAGACAGAATAGAGAAGCTGGAGGCAAAGTTATGAAGATAAAATATCTGCTTATATTCCCAATTATATTCTGCTGTTACGACTTCGTATTGCATAGCCTTCAATTTTTCAATATCTATGTAGGCCCATTCTCAGCAAGAACTTTGGGTTACGAGCTATTTTGGACTACTGGCTGGGGGATTACTTTAGTCTTGCTATGTATAGTTTTTTTCTTAGTATGGAGGCTTGATAAATGGATATGAAAACACAACTAGCAGATGCCACGAAGAGGCAGCAGGAAGTGGTAGACCAGATTAACGCTCTAAAGCAACAGGAGCAATTATTACTCCAGGAGGCTCTTAAAATAGAGGGCGAGATTAGAATATTGAAAAGGATGGACGGCGATGGAAAATGAATTTAAGTGCCCCAGAGAAGGCGATTTGGACGAACTCAAGGCGGATGTCAAGGCTATTATGGACAACCACCTGCCTACTATGGACAAGAAAATAACTCGTATGGACAAAGCAGTCGGGAAGCTCGGAAACAAATTTGCCTACCAAGCTGGGATATTAGCGGTGGTTCTTATTTTAATGTCTGTTATTTTAGCTTATGTATTAGGAGTGATATGAGAAGAAAAGACCCGCCATTGTATAGACGCAATAAAGGAAAGTGTCACCGGTGTGGCAGCGAGGTTGGCTCGTTCGCAGTAATAACCTTTCCTCATGGCAACATAAATGAAGTAAAGTATATGTGCCATGCCTGCTTGGTAAAGGCTCTTTTAACTGCCGAATCTCCATCACCAAAGAAAAAGGAAGTCCCTGACGCTTATAAAGGCGAAGTCCCTGAGAATAAGCCAACTTCCCCTTGAATAATCAACGCTACAAGGCGTTTAGCCTTTGCCACTACTTCCACTCCATCTGACGAACACATACTCCACGTTACTCAATATGGGTAAGATAATACCCGGGATGGGTAATTAAACTAAATAAGCGATTCCTTTAATAAGAATGAATGTTGTTAAAGCAAACTTTAATTAGCCTCCAGAAATGGGGGCAATTTTCTTTGTTTATCGGCAGGGGGCTTGACAAATAAAACAGGGGTTTGTATAATTATCCCAACATGAAACTAGAAACTTTAAGAAGGATACCTCAGAGACTATTTACCAAGACACTCAAAAGGAATGATTTGCATTCCGTTAGCGAAACAGCAAAGATGCTTAATAGAGATACGAAGACTATTTACTACCATATAAAAGTCGGGAATCTACGAAAAGTCAGGAAATATGGCATGGTATTGGTTACAGGAGAATCAATCAATGAGTTCCTCAAAAAGTAAAACGGGTGTTCCTATTCATTATCCGCCTGAAGATAACGAATCTCCTTATCGTTTATGCTATGAAATACCATATGCCTCTATAAAAGATAAGATTGATGAAGCCAGGGAAAAGAAACTTAAAGTTACACACATTGCCCTACCTGTCAGAGCGAATATAGGGGATGTCTATGGTGTACCAGCAAAATTAGTGTTGATAGAAGAATGAAACACCCATTAAAAGACAATCGGGCCGTTAGCTCAGATAGGATAGAGCACCTGACTTTAGAGGATGTTCAAAGGAAGCACAAGAAATATTCTCCAGCGAAATTGATGGAGGTGAAATGAGAAAAGTATTGGCTTATAAATTAGCTCGCACAGATGGTTGGGATTTCTACACAGGTAAAACTATCAATTATCGTGATTTTATAGGCAAGGTTGTCAAATGCCCCAACCCTAACCCGAAGCTAGGGGTTTGCTCAAGAGGAGTAATCCACGCAAGTAAAAATTCCAATGACTGTTTCGTGGGGGCTAGGATTCCTTGTTCAGCTTATAGGGTTGAAGGGAAGCCAGCCTGTGGGGATAAAACAAAGTGGGGGTTTACAGAGTTATACATCTTGGAAGAAATTAAGGATTTAGACGCTTTGTTTGGCTGGCAATATAGCAAAGCTATTAACCCTATCAATCCCCTATCAAGAAAGGTTAAACCGACAAAGAGCGATATAGCATTACTTAAAGAATGGGCTAGCGTCTGGGTTAGCGTCAGGGATAGCGTCTGGGATAGCGTCGGGGATAGCGTCTGGGATAGCGTCGGGGTTAGCGTCTGGGATAGCGTCAGGGCTAGCGTCGGGGTTAGCGTCTGGGATAGCGTCAGGGCTAGCGTCGGGGCTAGCGTCGGGGTTAGCGTCTGGGATAGCGTCAGGGCTAGCGTCTGGGATAGCGTCTGGGATAGCGTCGGGGCGTATATTGGTAGGCTATTTCCTAATATCAAAGAGTGGAAATATATTAAACACAAAAAAGGGGTATATCCCTATCAGCCAGTAGTAGATTTATGGGAACGAGGGCTTGTTCCTAGTTTTGATGGGAGTAAGTGGCTACTACATAGTGGTAAAAAGGCTGATATTGTCTTTGAAATAACCAAACAGGAACTCTTGGAGGTGAAATGAAATCCCCGGTGCTTAGGTCGAGAGCACATATTTGAATAAACAAAAGGCTGGCTAGTGGCATACTTAAGTTCTGGTGATGCCTTAATAGATGAAGGGTGCTAGCCAGCCAAAAGGAGGGCAAATGGAAACAATAGAAGACATGAACGGCAAGAGAATCAAGGTAAGAGTTACTGAAGGCGACGAACCGAACAAGTATTCCCTAACGATTGATTTTGATGGAATGGGTAGTTTAACAGCAAACAGCTACGGAGGGGGCGGTGACTTCTCTCTCTATTCTATGACCCCCGAAGCACTCGTAAACCTCGCTATGGGTATTATTGAGGTTACCGCACACGCTAAGGCAGCAAGGGAACTCAGCCCCATCTTAGAGGAGAGCGATGACGAAAGCCGAGAAAGAAAGACTGTTCCAGCTTGAGCAAAAGGGGAGGCTATGCAAGAAGAGATTACTGGAGTGGATGGAGATAATGGAGCTTTATCAGAAGGAGGAGAGCCGATGTTAGTAGTTAGAATATCAGGAACGATGGCACAGGTGTTGGAGACAATCCGTAGTTTAGCAGAACACGCTGGCGATAAGACTGTTGAGTACTTCGCCAGAAGGCCAGTTGTGAGATTAAAGAGGAGGTGAAATGACTTATAGAGAATTAGCGAAACTTCTTGACCATACAGTGAAAGAGATTTATGGACTCCCCGAAGATGAGCGAGCTTCTTGGGTTAGTTACTTTTTTGAGGCACTTGAAGCAGAGATGGGTATATCCATCTTAGAGGAATCTCGGACTGCACTAGAAGAGAGGTTTTCTGCCGGGAGTTGGTAAGACAAGAGGAGGTAGCAATGAAAGGTGAAATAGCAGACCAAGCGGTTGATAGGAAGGTTGAGGATAAGCACGAAGCAGAGGAGAAGAAGCGGATAATCCAGCACATAGAGGAAGTATTGGGCTTTTGGTATCTTTCACGCCTGAACTTCTTTGATGCTGTTTATGAGGTTTATCAACTAGCCCAAGGTGATGAGCACATGGCTATGCTAAACAACTACCCCGACTGGATCGGTGAGATAAGAGATGAAGTTTGTAGTGGGGGTGGTTAATGGAAAAGTCAGAAACAATCGGGGAACTAGCAAAAGCGTTAGTCAAGGTTCAGGCTGAATTACAACCAGCCGTAAAGGGGCAGGTTAATCCTTTCTTCAAAAGTTCTTATGCCAACCTGTTGGAAATTTGGCAGGTATGCCGTAAACCATTAACTGATAATGGGCTATCTATTACCCAAATAGCAGATGATAGGGAAGGTAAGACGAACCTAGAGACAGTCTTAATGCACGAAAGCGGAGAATGGATTAAGGGGTGCTTGCCGTTAATGCCTATTAAGCAAGACCCACAAGGACAAGGCTCGGCTATAACATACGCCAGGAGATATAGTCTCGCAGCAATCGTGGGCATATCTACTGAGGATGATGATGCTGAGGCAGCGACTAGCCATAAAGTAAATCCTACTGCACCCGGGCTTGCCACTCAAAAGCAAAAGGATGATTTAGCTAAGTTTGATAAAGGGAGGGTTGCCGAGATTATGAAAGAGCGAGGCTTCCCAAGAGAACTGACCAAACTTAACGCTGACATTCTGCTTACTCAATTAACTGTTGAAGAGGAGGCAAAGAAATAAAGGAGGAGTAATGGGAATAACTAAAGGGGAATGGAAATCTCACAAAGGTTGGGTTTCTTGGGATGAGGGTGACATACAACTAATCAAAGATAGCAAAGGGGTATCTAACATTGCTTTTATTCCTAGTGGTGAACACTGTATTGCCAATGCCAACCTTATAGCAGCAGCACCAGACTTGTATGAGGCGTTGAAGGATGCCCGAGAAATCTTTACTCAATACGATGCCACTAATGGGGTAGTGTCAGGTATATCCCTAAAGCTCAATGAGGCACTCGCCAAAGCGGAGGGTAAAGATGGCTGAGCCAATAGCAAGACCAATGATGGAGATAGTAGACAGTATCAGGAATTTATGCTCAGAAGTCCATGAGGCTGGCAAGGCTGAGGGCAGGAAAGAAGTGGTGGAGGCAGTAAAGTCAATGGGTTTTACCTATCTAGGTAAATGGTTTCCTTTTGAGAATTTTGAAGATTTGTGGCAAGCCAAGCTCAAAGAATGGGGGTTAAGTGAATAAAACATCAATAGAGTGGGTAAAGAACCCCGACAACAAAACGCAAGGGTTTACTTGGAATCCTATCACTGGTTGCTTAAATCACAACAACGGAATGTGCTTAGGTGGAGGCTTCCCTTGCTATGCCTATAAATTAGCTCATGGGCGATTGAAGCAGAGGTATTTGAATAACCGCAGTATCGCAAAGCTACCTCAAATAGTACCCAAGCCTAGTAATCCCTTCTATCCTCGCTTCTGGACTGAGAGGTTGAAAGAGCCATATCTAGTTAGGAAGCCAAGAGGCATCTTTACTGTTGATATGGGGGAACTCTTTGGAGATTGGATACCTCAAAATTGGCAAGAGGCAATAATGGGAGCTACTCTAGCAAATCCTCAGCACCGCTTCTATCTTCTCACCAAGCAGCCACAGAACTTAATCAAGTGGAGTCCCTTCCCTGAGAATTGCTGGGTGGGCGTAACTGCTACGAATAACGAAGCATATCAACTGGCTAAATGGTATCTAAATCGCATAGAGGCAAAGGTGAAATATATCAGCTTTGAACCCTTATTAGAGGCAATGCCTATGTCACCACCAATAGGGATAGACTGGGCTATTATTGGAGCACAAACTAAACCATACAAGCCACCCGAAATAAAATGGGTTGAAGATTTGGTTTACCTTCTCGACAGATACCGAACCCCTGTGTTTTTCAAGGATAACCTAAAACCGCTATTTGCTGAAACGGTAACAATAGACGATAAATGGGTATGGGCTAAAGACCGTGGCTATGGTGGATTATACAGGCAGGAGATGCCCGTTGAGTAATAACCGATTCTACCGTGAGAGTGAGGGGGCTATCAAAGGTGGTAGTCCTCTCTTTATAAGGAGGTAAAGATGGATTGGGATTGGGAATATATAGAAAGGTGTCAATATCCTGTATATGACAAAGGTAAAAACACAGAGATTGCCTGTGGTGAACCTGCGATAGCACGGATAATGTGGGATGAAGAGCAGTATAACAGAGAGGAATTTATCTGCCAGGAACACCTTAATTTCATGTTGAAGTGCGAAGCTAAGGCACACCTTGAAGATGTAAGTATTGAGGAATCCTAGATGGAACAAGATGAACATACATGGTTAATGGATATAAGGGAAGCCCTTATAGAGATAGTCTTTCTATTAAGGGATATTAAAGACTCTCTTGATAAGTCACCCTCTAATAGTAAACCAACCGTTAAGGGTGGGGAGGGGTATAAGGGGAGGGGATGAGGGGTAATAGGGGTAATAATAATAAATAAGAGAATGAGTTGTTTGACTTAAAGCGGTTTGTTAAGGGGCAGAAAGCTCTTGGATATAGCGTGGAAGAGGTGAAGGATTTGGTGAAGGCTCTAGCTATGGGTAATGGGTTTATCAAGGATGTTGATCAAGCGTTAGCCAGGACTGAAATCATCTTCAAGGCTGACCCAATCAGGAGCCTATCAGAGCAGATTAACGAGTGGGTTAGCGTTACAACGGGTTACTTTTCCGTTACAGACTGTGACAGAGAGTTACATTGCGTTACACCGCAAACTAAAACAAACCGCAGGGTTATATTACATCGTTTGGTTGAAGCAGGAGTTCTTGAACGCCACCCTAAGAAGAATGGAATCTATCGTAGGATAGAAAATGAATCACCTGTTATCGAGTGGGAGACTGCGGATATATCAGCGACCATTCCTTTGAAGTGGCCGTTTGAGTTGGAGAATTACGCTCTTATCTACCCAAAGAACATTGCTGTAATCGCTGGTGCTCCCAACGCTGGTAAGACTGCGTTTCTGTTGAATCTTATCAAGCTGAATATGGATAAATACAGAGTCCACTATTACTCTAGCGAGATGGGGCCAGAGGAACTTAAATTGAGATTGTCTAAGTTTGGCAATAGCAACTGGAAGTTTGACGCTAGAGAGCGGAGTACCAACTTTGCCGATGTTATCTATCCCGACGACATAAACATCATAGATTATATCGAGATTACTTCTGGGGAATTTTATCTTATTGGTGAGGAATTACGAGCGATATTCGACAAGCTAAACAAGGGCGTTGCAATCGTAGCGTTGCAGAAAAAGAGAGGGGCAGAGTTAGGAAGAGGTGCTGAGTTTTCATTAGAAAAGCCTCGCTTGTATCTATCAATGGATTCGGGGGCATTGAAAATCATTAAGGCGAAAAATTGGGCAATAAGTTCAGAAAATCCTAATGGCGTTGAGTTTAGCTTTAAGTTAGTAGAGGGGGCTTCTTTTGTTGATATGCATGAAGTTACATAAGTTTTGGTTTATGAATCCGTGTATCATTCAGGGCTTTAACAGCCGCGTGGAGCTTATCCCTTTCTATAAGTTCTTCGTCTGTAAGTTTTTTAACTCTGCCTGTGAGTGTGTAATTGCGATTTCGTTGTCTATCACAAAGTTGAAGGAGCAATTGAGCTTGCTCTTTTTTAATACGAAGATAGGGCAAGACGGCTATAATGCAATTACGTGCCGTTTTAAGGGTTGCACTCCAACTGTATATGTCTTTATGTCGTGGGTGATGCGACTTTTCAAATGCCTTTCTACCACCAAAAGTTTCGTGCAACAAATTTACAATTTCAGGGCGTACTTGCTTGAAGATTATGCGTGGGGTATGTTGAGGAGATTTTGCCTTTGCGTTTGGAACACGCAGTACAGTAGTGTTTCGGTAGATACCAAAAGACCCATCACAATCCAAGCATCCTGCAAGGTAAACTATCAAATCATTGTTCATAGCCTTAATTATAACACATTGAGTTTATTTTAGGAAGCGATGATTAAAGGAGAAATGAGAATGGGAATATGTGAATTATGCGGTAAAGAAGCAGACACAGAATCAACCTCCATGACTGGTTGCTATTGTATTGATTGCTTGCAGCTTGTTCGTTGCGAATGTCTAGAGGCTATCCGAAAATTACAGAAAGGGGCAAGGAAACGGCGAATAAATAAGGCGAATACCAATAAATCTAAAGAACAGTATGAAGGTGCTCTAAGCAATCTCATGCAAGGTCCTAAAGAGGAGGAATGAGAATGGAAAGGTTATTGACAGATGAGGAGATAGATAAGGCTGTTCAAGATGCCGAAGATAAATTAGATGAGGAGAGTGGTGGTGAAGCTTGGCTTAGTTATCGAGGCGAAACTTTAGTAATAGCAAAAGCCCAAGATGCCAAGACCCTCAAGGCAGTAGGGGGAAGCATTGATGACTTTATACAAATGCACCTTTACGCAAGGCCAGACAAACCAATCGCCACTATGAAATTTGAAGATTGGATGGAATTGAAGAGAATTATTGAAAGCCTAAAGCGAGGCGAGATGCCAGAGGAGGGCAAATGACTGAGGAATTTTGGGCAAGGGCAGAAAAGCAAGGTGGAATAGAGGTCGCAATAACTGATAAAGGGATAAAGGTTAGAGTGCCTGATTCTAAAAATCCTGCTCCACCTGCCCCTTATACATTGGAGGATTTTAAGCACTTTCTGGAGTTTCTGGCAAAGGAGAAGAAATGACTTATGAGGAATTGGAGGATGCAATATGGGATATTGTTGCTGATAATGACGAAACTAGGGCACTAATGGCTATAATAGCTGAGAGGTGCTGGCTAAAGGATGAAGAAAGAGAATTATTAGGAAATCGTGGGCTAATAAAGGCTGGTTGGCATCCAGTAAAGGAGATAAAGAAGGAGGAGATAGATGGCTGAACAGAAAGAAGAAGTTAAAACTAACGGAGACCCTAAAGCGTGGGTAAGGCAATGGATGGCGATAGTAAATACTATCTTCCTTGCTATTGGCGCAGGTATTGAGGTGTTTACTGAACTCAAGGTGCCACTCTGGTATATCAGCATAGCAGCACCGACGATAGGCTGGTTTTATATCAGTCGCGAGATTGAGAAATGGAAGCAAAAATAAAAATATATATCGCTGCACCCTATTCAAGTGATCCTGAGCAAAACACTCTAAGGGTATTAAAGGTTGCCGATAGATTATTAGAGATGGGATATATCCCTTTCGTCCCTCACTTGAGCCACTACTGGGACAAGGTATCACCGAAACCCTGGGAGACTTGGATAGAGATTGATAGGGTGTGGCTTAGATATTGCAATGTCTTGCTAAGGTTAACGGGTGAATCAAATGGTGCTGATGGTGAGGTTAAAGATGCCGTAAAGCTGCATATCCCTATCTTCTTTGCCATTAATGATGAGCTCACAGCCTTTGAAGAATGGGTGAAATTCAGGGAGATACACAAGAAAGGATGGAATGGAGTTGGGGATGGTTTGTTATAGGGATGATGATTGGCTTAATCGCAGTGCTACTAATTTGGCTTAATAAGAAGATATAAGGTGAAGAAGATACGGGTAGATAAACTTGACAGGCTATTCTCTGAATATATCAGGCGAAGGGCTATTCAAAGAGTAGGTGGTTGTGAGCGTTGCTTGGCTCAGAAGCACGACACAACAAGGGAAGATGGTTCTACCCGTCCAGCATATATGGAACTTCAATGCTCTCATTTCTGGGGGAGGGCGAAGCTCAATGTCAGGTGGGATGAAGATAACGCAGCGGGAATTTGCGCAGGCTGTCATTTATATCTGACCGCTAATCCAGAAGAACATAGCTGGTGGTTTGCAGAGCATTTAAGGCGGGAGAAGTTTGAGATGCTTCTTGCAAGAGCAAATGAAAAGGGCAGTCCAGACCGCAAGGCTATTGAGCTGTATCTAAAGCAGAAGCTAGAGGAGATTAAAGGGATTGAATGAGATTCATAGATATGTTCTGCGGAATAGGGGGTTTTAGACTTGGGCTTGAACAAGCGGGTTCTCAAATACAGCAGGGCAAACAAGAAGAACAAAGAGGGCAAGATAGAGATAACCTATCACGAAGGGGAAATAGTGGGTTCTCTGAAAGGCCCAACGGGCAACCAGCGGAATTTCATTGTGTCTGGGCCAATGACAACGATAAATACGCCTGTCAAATCTACCGAAGGCACTTTGGGGAAGTCACAGAGGCAGACATCAAAACAGTTGACGCTAGTGCCATACCAGACCACGAACTCCTCTGTGCGGGATTTCCTTGCCAATCTTTCTCTAAGGCTGGGAAGCGACGAGGCTTCGAAGATACTAGAGGGACACTATTCTTTGATATATGCCGAGTCCTACGGGCTAAAAGACCTCGCTTGCTTTTCCTTGAGAATGTTAGGGGGCTCCTCTCCGCTGACGAAGGTAGAACCTTTCTCATTATTCTACAATCGTTGGATGAACTGGGGTATGACTGTCAATGGCAGGTGCTTAACAGCAAGGACTACGGCGTGCCACAGAACCGAGAGCGGGTGTTCATTATCGGACATCTTAGAGGACAACCCAGACCAAAAGTATTTCCTCTCGGAGAAGCAGGTCAACTCAATGAAACAATGGAACTCACAGGAGAACCCACTACCGGCTGTTTACGGGCGAGAGGAGAAGAAGATATGCACTCTGGTTTGAATCTAGTGAGCGAAATGGAAGGAATAAGGCGCTTAACTCCCATAGAGTGTGAACGCTTACAGGGATTCCCCGACAACTGGACGGCTGGTATAAGCGATGCGCAAAGGTATAAATGCCTGGGCAACGCCGTGAGTGTTCCAGTCATAGAGGCAATCGGAAGGCAGTTAATGGAGTTTAATGGCTGAATACACTAAACAGGAAGCAAGGGAGTTAATCAATAAGACACATCGCAAGTGGGTGGAGACTTGCTTACGGCAGGACATAAGAAACTATATGGAGCTATGCCCTGCTTTAGGCGAGCCGAGCGAGACGACTGTAATGGACTGGGCTACTGATATTTATCATTACAAGCCGAATGGGTTACATAACGGCTGGGCGAAGAAGCTCATCAAGAGAGCATTAAAAGCCGAGAAACTGCCGACAAATGTCCGAGAAACTAGCTTCGTGGTGTATTCAGAAAGGAATATCCCGCAAGTTTCCCTGTATAGCCCGAAGCTGGCAGATATAACGTTGTTGATAAAATAAAGGAGGAACATGGAAGCTAAAGACACAGTAATGGGTAAGGTGCAACGGGACAATATATTTTATCACGGTATAGGAACACTTGAAGGAGTGTGTACAATGCAAGCTGAAATCTCATTCAAGGCAGGGCAGGAGTCAGAAGTTGCCCATAGTGCAGATTTATGTGCCGCATATTGGGATGCCATTAAGGAAGAAGGACACAAGGCAGGGATAAAGGAAGTGGTGGATTGGATACAAAATCATGGAGGTTGCTTAGATGGTTCTCGTAATGAGTGGCATGCCTTCCTCAAAGAGAGGGGGATTTAGATGATAATAATACCCCCTAACGAGTTATTTTCTACGAGCGATGAATGGCACGCCTTTGTTATAGGCTTCTTTGAGGTAATCTGCCCGTTGCCGCCGAGGGTAAAAATAGCACCGGCAAAGCCTGAGATACTCAAAGAATATCATTACTATATGTTTGGCAGAGGGTGTGGTATAGGAGTTTGGCTGATACTACTGGCGATATTATTATGGGGATAGCAGAGCCTTATTATCAAGATAGCCACATCAGAATCTATAACAAGGATTGTCGCTCAATGCTCGAGCTCGAGGCTGAAAGCATCCAGTGTGTCATAACATCGCCGCCTTATTGGGGACTTCGCAAATACTCCGGTAATCAGGACTTAATCTGGGGGGATAATCATTGTGAGCATCGGTGGGGACAAGAACTTTTAGTTGATAAGCAAGGCAATTGGGATACTTGGAAAGCAAACGATGGTAAAGCGGAAGATAGGTTTACTAGAAAAAGGGCTGAAGGTGGTAGCTCACAAGGCTCATTCTGTTCCCTCTGCGGAGCGTGGAAAGGTGCTTTCGGTTTAGAGCCTACACCGGAGATGTATGTCCAGCACACGATAGAGATATTACGGGAGATAAAAAGGGTGTTGAGGAAGGACGGTGTTGTGTTCTGGAATATCGGGGACTCTTATGCTACTAGCCACGCCGAAGTAGGCACGATTGATAGAGAAACTGGCTGGACAAGTACCACCGCTAAAATTGACATGAAGGATAGAGGCAGAACATCAACAAAGGGGCATCCTATCCTCAAACCCAAAGACCTCTGTTTAATCCCCTTCAGGATAGCAATAGCAGCACAAGAGGACGGCTGGTGGGTTAGGTCGGTTATTATTTGGAGCAAAAATAATCCTATGCCCGAGAGCGTAACTGATAGACCGACTGAATCACATGAATATATTTTAATGCTAACAAAGAGCAAGAATTACTATTGGGATGCTGATGCGGTGAGAGAGCCGATATCTGAAAGTTACGCCGCTGATAAGAGACCGCATGGAGTTTTAAGGCAACGCTTTTATCCCAACTCCAAATATGTTAAGGCGGGTATGGTGGAGCACGACAGTTCCCCATTCCCTAGTGGTGAGAGAGCAGATGGCCGCAATCTCCGTTCAGTCTGGGAGTTCCCAACACAGCCTTATCCTGAAGCTCACTTTGCGGTATTCCCTGAGAAATTACCCGAGCTATGTATTAAGGCAGCCACGCCAGAGGTAGGATGCTGTTCAAAGTGTGGTAAGCCCTGGGTGAGGATAGTTGAAAAGAAAAGGGCAGAACCACAACGGCAAAACTGGCGATTCCAAAAGGATACTGAAGGGCGGAGCGATTATTCTGAAGCAGGCGGGTGGTATGATGCCCAAAATATCACTCTCGGCTGGCAACCCACCTGTAACTGCAAAGACGCCACAAAGACGCCACCTATACCTGCAAAGACGCCGTCCGTAGTCCTGGACCCGTTTATGGGAACGGGGACTACTTTATGGGTAGCAAAGAAGCTCAGCAGGAAAGCGGTAGGATATGACACTTCAGAGGAGTATTGCCGGCTGGCATTAGAAAGAAACCGACAGTATGCAATGGAGTTTAGCCAATAGAATGGAGGTAAAAGATGAATAAATGCAGAGATGCTTTAGAGGCTATGGTTTGGCAGTTTGGCTATCAAGGTGTTAGAGATGGCAAGCCAATTATATGGACTGGTGGGCTTAGTGCTTTAGAGGAAGCTTTTGAAGCATTGGGATGGGAAGACCCTAGGTTTGTTGAAGACTCGGATGCTATTTGCGATGTAGAAGGGTGTCCAGAATGGACTGTCTCGCAAGGTGTAGCATGGGAAGATACGGGATACTGGCACATATGCCACAAACATTCGGCAGCAGCAAGAAACAATGAGCTTCAGCCTCAAATGAAGCAACGGGCTATTGATAGAGAAGCAAGCCGAGACCCGATAACAGGGTATTTACCATAGAGATGGAAGAAGAGTTCTATGCACCTTACCAGATAAGATTCACTACTTCTCAAATTGTTTGGCTGCTGAGATACCTCGACTTACTTAAAGATGGAAGGTGGCCTCCCGGGGAGCCTGACGATATAATCACCCGAAGGGGTGTTGAGGGAAGGTCATACTTTGAAATTCCTGTTACTATCGCGGCGGAAATAGACATACGATTGGAGAAAACAGGTGATGACGGGTTTATACTCAAAGATAGATTCTGCTTTGAGCAAGACAAGCGAACACTAAGCCGTAAATATCACCTTTCAGTAGAAGACATTGAAATGAGGATAAGACGAGGGCTGAGATTTATGAGCGGCGAGGCAAGGAAAAAGATTACTTATCAGGAATTTATAAATCATAGGCGGGAAAAGTATCGCATCCCAAAGCTAACTGCGACACAAAAGCCAGGAATTTTGACCCCTTGACAATCAATTTACGAAGGAATTATACTATTAGTGGGTGTAATCATTATGCCCTTTTTTATTTCGATAGCCAGCCAAGTTTGGGATATAACGGCAGCCGTATTCCCAAGTAATGCTGGCCTTAGCTCGCCCACCAAGTGTGGGAGGAGTACTGACCCCGTCTTACAAAGGCGGGGTTTGTATTTTAGAGTGGGATAATCCCACTTCTTTATTTCACGGAGGAATTATGAAAACCTACGATAATGTCACAATCAAAGAGGAAAAAGATAATGTCATTCTAAGCACGCCGTCAATGACTATGCCTTTAATCATACCCCGTGAGGTTTGGCGAGCTATCGTAGCTGACCATGTGAAAGACGTAATGAAAGGTGAGCCACGTCCCGATAATGTAACGATTACCTACGATAGTGGCATTCCTTGGGATTGAAGTCTAGCTAGGCTTAATCATATTGCGCCGTGCTGGGTTTACTCCTTTGCTCGGCACGGTGCGCCTTATTATGGAAGTAATCATAAGTCCACCAATTAAATGTAGTCGTAGCCAAGAGTTCCTATTGTTTCCTCTTGGAGATATTCATGCTGGTTCTATTGACTGCTCTGAAAGTGCCATCAAGGCGAAAGTAGAGGAGATAAGGACTACCAAGAACGCCTTATGGCTTGGCATGGGGGATTATGTTGATAGTATAACAAAGAACGACCCACGCTTTAGCATGGATGGACTAGCACCCTGGGTAAAGAAAAGCAATATCATAGAATCTCAGCGGAAATGGGTAGGTAACTTATTCACGCCGATTAAAGACAAATGCTTGGGATTATTAACAGGCAATCATGAGGAGAACGAGCATTTAAGGTATCAGAACGATATTACCAGGAACATCTGCGATGATTTAGGCGTTCCATATGCCAGCTATTCAGCGTTCTTTATTCTGGATTTTCATAGAGCAGAATCGGCAATCCATCAAGTAATTGTCCACGCCTGGCATGGTGCGGGGGCGGCTCAGACGGAAGGGGCCAGGTTGATGCGGTTAATGAGATTAGTCAACGAGGTGCAGGCTCATATCTATTTAATGGGTCATCTGCACGCTATGACACAGCATACGCCTGACAGATTAGTATGCCAGAGAGGAAGGGTTAAGAGTATTAAATTAGCAGCGACAATTACTGGTAGCTGGCTGAAAGCATACACGCAACCCAAGCAAGGGCAGGTTCTAAGCCCGACATACGCTGAGATGAAAGGCTACAAACCTTCAAGGATCGGCTGTCCAGTAATACATATCCGACCTGATAAAGAAGAATTTACAGTTGAGAGTTAAATGGAAGAGCTAGTTGAACAACTGAAAACGATAAAGAATCTGGCTGATATTTCAGTTTTGTTGATTGAAGAGGGGAAAATGGATTTATTGCCGACAGCCTTAGAATTGATTTATATGGAATCCCAACAGATACTTGACGAACACTGTGTTAAGCATAATCCCGATAAATGAGCATAAAAGGGTAAGTGAATACCCAAATCAGGTATGTTTAATGTGGAGGCAACACTTATTCGCCTAAATGAGTGCAAAAACGGAACCAGAAACTGAACTAATTACTGATGATGAGCTAATGCAGTATATACGTGGCTTTGATTGGTTGCAGGTTGTCGAATATGGGCAGGTGATAATCCATATTAGAGAGGGCAAGCCATGTTTGCTGACACTCCAGCGAACTATCAAAATGGATTGAATTATACAACTGAATAGCTACTAGCTAGTTTAAGGCTGAATCGGGGAACGATAGGTCTAACCAGAAATGGTTGGCTTGTTGTTCCCCGTTTTTTTTGTTTTTGTGGTATGAATAATAGCAAATATAGAGCAGGCATTCTTGTTTATAGGGCAATTAAGGCAGAGAAGCGTAGAGACTGTCGGCTTGATAAGAAAATAAAGAAAGAGGGTTCTCGTTATCCCGAACCTACGAAGATATTACCTAATGGTTGCCGAGTGTGGGTATTTTAATCATGTTCACTTCCCTCATTGCTTAGGTAATGAGGCCACTGGGCGTTTCACGGAATGCCTAGCTTTCACAAAACGGTGAAACTGCTGTCGTTCTTTAACAACCTATGGTCTAGATATAATCTTCCCAGTCTTGTCAAACACAACACCGCACTTGCGGCACCACCAGGAATTAGTGGACTTGTTATAGAGAACATACTTTGATTTACAGTTGGGGCATTGTAGTTTCATTGTTTACCTCCATTTATTTTAGCTTACCACTTATGATTACAAGCGGGGCATTTCTTACTAGACGGGACAGTTGGTATCCATCTTCTGCAATGCCGACAATATCTCATATACATTTCACTCCTCCTTTAACTTATTTACCTTATCGTAAAGGCAACTAGCGTGTTCAGGTTTGCCATTGTCATCAAAATAGAATGTTTGTCCTGGTAGCATTGGCAACCCGCAAATGGCACACTTTGCGTCTGTCCACATTGCTCGATTTGCTGCACAATCCTTATGTTGACAAGGTTGTTGGCATACAACAGCTTCATCTTTGATGTTTGGCACTATTGCATATCCCATTCTCTTACCTCCTTTAATGTTTGCTATCCCTTCCCCACCATTCAAAGAACCAATGCCAAAATCCAAGAGTGATAATAATTACTTCGGGTGAGATTGATAGCCCAATGCCAAATGTATAACTCGTTATCTTGTGATGATAAGCTACCCACTTTCGTCTTATAATCATATAAGCACCTCTCAGAACCTAAATACCATATAGCCATAACGAGGTTCGGGTGATCGTCTATGCCAAGAGTGTGCTATAAAATCACCGTTATGAACTATCATACACTCTAGGAATTTGCAACCAGTGCCAGCAGGTAATGATTCTGTGTTCTTGATACGGTGGTCATAATTGCAGTTATATCCTACTGAGTATGGTCTATAATCCCTTGTCATTCTCTTACCTCCTTTTGTTTATTCCAGTAAGGTGAGCCACAGCCAGGACAACGCAGGACTTCTCTTTTCCTGGGCGTCCACTTGTGACCACACCTCAGACACGTGAGCGTTTGTGGTATTTTAACTCTTTTCATACCTATACTGTAACATTATGCTGTTTTATTTGTCAAGTCCCCCTAGGCACGCGGTTAAAAAGAAATTTGCATATTAGCAACAGGTCAGTCATAAATCGGCCGGCTACATCAATGTCTTATTGTTAATGGTGATTGATACAAAGTATCTCATTAAGCTAGTGTCACTTTTCTCAATAATCTGTAGGAGCAACTATGAAAAAGCTATTTCAATATATTAAACGATTATTCCAGAAAAGATACTCATTCAGAACCTATGAGGGTTATCCAAAGAGTGGCAAGGTATGGGAGCATAGTACCTTTCACTGGTTATGGAGTAGGCGAATTAAGAGGGAAGTAATCAAGGTATGAAAACTATGGAGAAGAATAGATTAACTCAAAAGCAGGAAACATTTTGCATAAAGTATTTTGAATTAGGTAATGCTACTGAGGCTGCCCTTGTTGCTGGTTACAGTCGCAAGGTAGCAAGGTCTATAGGTTCGGAAAACCTAACAAAGCCTGACATTCAGTCTCGTATTCAAGAGCTTCGGGAAAGAGTTGAGGATGCCTCTATTACCAGTGTTCTTGAACGCAAACAGATACTTGCGGAGATAGCCAGGGGGCGGCTTGCTGATTTTGTCGAAGTAGGTGCTGATGGAGCTTGGTTTAATATCGAGCCTGAGGCAATGAACTCACGGGCTCTTGCTTCAGCTACCAGTAAAACTATAGTCGGTAAAGATGGGGCGGATGATGCTGTTTTTATACGGGTGGGCTTGCATAACCCTATTCAGGCTATAGCCGAGCTCAACAAAATGGAAGGGATATATGAAGCTGGGAATGTAACTAACATTAACAACAGGATAGTTAATATCAAGGTGATGTATGACGGTAGCAACGGAACAAGAGTATATCGTTCACTTGCGGAAGCCACATGACAAACAAATAGAGTTTCTTCAAAGTCCTGCACCTCGAAAGGTAATAAGGGCAGGGCGAAGGTCAGGCAAGACTGTTGGTATCTCTATTAAGGCAGTGGAGAGATTCCTGGATGGTAGGAGGGTATTATACGCTGCCCCTACTAATGAGCAGGTAGGTCGGTTCTGGTATGAGATTTGTAGTGCTTTAAGTGAACTGGTGGATGCCGGCGTTTATAAGAAGAATGAGTCTGAGCATTTCATAGAACTACCTGGGACCGAGAATAGGATTAAGGCAAAGACAGCATGGAACGCTAACACCCTGAGGGGTGATTATGCCGACTACCTGATATTTGACGAGTGGCAACTTATGGCTGAGGATGCGTGGGATGAGGTTGGAGCGCCTATGCTACTCGATAACAACGGGGATGCTGTGTTTATCTACACTCCCCCTTCTCTGGCAAGCAGTGGGATATCAAGAGCTCGGGACCCTCGTCATGCTGCCAAGATGTTCAAGGCTGCGAAGGAAGACGAAACTGGTAGGTGGGAGGCGTTTCACTTTACCTCACATGATAACCCTTATATCTCCGAAGAGGCGCTACAGGAGATTACAGGGGATATGTCCAGGGAGGCGTACTTCAAGGAAATCATGGCTGAGGATGATGAACTACAAGCATCCTGGCTGGTGTATGGTGTATTCAATGAGGACACTTGCTGGATAGACCCCTTCCCTATACCTAAAGAGTGGTTACGCTACTCAGGGCACGATTTTGGCTCTGCTAACCCTGCAGCCTTGTTTATCGCTCAAGACCCCGCTACTGGCTTTTTTTATGCTTATTATGAGTATCTTCCAACGGGTGGTAGGTCAACGGCACAGAATGTAGCGGAGTTTAAGCAGATAACAGAGGGAGTTAACATCATTCGAAGGGTTGGGGGAAGCCATCAAGAAGAGGAGATACGTACTGGATACACAGCGCATGGCTGGCCTATCCAGGAGCCAAAGATAAACAGTGTCAATGCTCAGCTAGACAGGGTTAAGGCATTGATGGAGTTGAATAAACTCTATGTATTCAAGAACTTAGTCCATTACCACGAAGAGTTGATGAACTGTATGTGGAAGTTAGACGAGCAAGGGGTGGCTACAAATGTGATAAAAGACGAGAAGAAATACCATCTTTGTGCTTGTGCTCGGTACATATTAAGCGACTTCACACCTGAGACGGTACAAGCAGAAGAAGGACAGGTTTGGAATTACTAGGAGACTTATGGAAAAGAAGGACATAGAAGAAAAAGAGTCCGAGTTCAGTGCCTTATACTCTCGGATGGATACGGATAAGGATTTATGTTATGGGAAGGCATTTAAGCTGTTGACCGTTGACGGCCAGGAGATGCCGAGGGTTCGGAATGTAACCTTACCCGATGGCAAGATGTTTGCCAGGAAAACTATTTCAGTTATTACTGGATCGAATCAGCAAGCGGTAATAGAGGGGGAGCAACTAAAGGACAAGGAAACGACTCTTATCGAGGAGTTCCTGAAGGATGCTTATATCGAAGCTGACAACAGGCTGGCTAAAAGAGGGATAACAGGACTATTCCCGTTCCTTGTTGAGCAAGCGTGCGCCAGAGGGCATCTGGCTGCTAGGTGTCTGGTGAGGAAAGTAGGCAAGGAAATTGTTATGGACATCCTTCCTATTGATAGCCGATATTTCGTCTATGAACTAGGTGTTAACGGCCTTAAGTGGGCTGCTTATAAGACGACACGAAGTAAAGCAAGAATCAAGGAAGAGTACAAAGTTGATGTGCCAGGTGATGAAGAGGTTGTCTGGGATGTGTGGGAAAACGATAAGAATACAGTTTTCATTGGGGAAGAGGTAAGGACACAACCGAACCCCTACAAGTATGTTCCCTTCGTGTGGCAGATGTGCCCAGCGGGGTATATGTTTGGAGGGACTGATAATCTAAGCCACGAAGGGGAAAGTATCTTTGAGCTTTCAAGGGATATATTCCCTGAGATGAATACATTGGCAACGGTGCTTCAGACTCTTAATGTAAAAGCTATTAAACCAGACTACCAGTATGAGAGCTCAGAGGGAGTAACGGCGAAGAAGCCAGGGAAGGCACCTTATGGAGAAGGAACTGTTGTACCTGTTGAAAAAGATATGGGCTACAAGGCTTTCCCATTAGCTGACATTCATGCTGCCACAAAGTTGTTCTATGCAATGTGGGAGGCTAGGCTACAAAGAGCTACTATGGCTGCAACCGACCTGGGCAACCTGACCTTCCCTTTGTCCGGACAGGCTATCAGGGACTTATCTCAGAAGGATGATCTTGTCTTACCGCGACTTCAGTTATTGGCGATGTTCTATCAACAGTTATCCAGGATGATTATTCGCCAGTATCAACAGTGGGGATTGAAGGCTGAACTCGGGGAAGAGGGACACCGAAGGGTATATTTCCCTAAAGACCTGAACGGTGAGTACACGATTAAATACAAATACTTCTCCTCTTCGCCAATGGAGAAATTAGCTAATTACTCGGTAGCTAACGCTGCTGGTAACATTCTCTCGGAAGATACCAAGCGAAGGGACATTCTGAAACTTGAGGACCCTGACGGTGAGGCTACGAAAGTCAGAGCTGAGATGGCTGAGAAACTTGACCCTGCTATTGCCCTTTACAGACTATCAGGGAGCTTGATCGACGCAGATAAACCTCTTGAAGCGAGATTGGTTGCCGATAGGCTGGTGGCTTTGTTAAAACAGCGTCAGATGGGGATAGAAGCGCCGACACCTGAAGTTAAAGAGCCTGAGAAGAAGGACTTAACTCCGTTATTGAAGGGTGGTAGTTCTAAGAGTGAGACTCCTGGAAGTGAGCTAACAGAGCCGTTGAAAGAGCCAGAGGAGAAGATTGAATGACAGCGAAATTCACCCGTAAAGATTTAGACAAGCTAGTTGAGGATGCATTGAAGCCAGAGGGGAAGGTTGAGGATATTGCACAAAGAGGCAAGTCTGCCTTTCAGAAACTATTGGGGAAGAAACCTAAAATACCTATGGATAAAGGAGAGAAATTATGAATTGGTATTATTTTGGAATGGCAATGATAGTGACGTGCTGTTTAATACCCCTAATTATAGGTGGGATTGAAGATGAGATTAGGATACGAAAAGCAAGAAGGCAAAGGGAACTAGACAGATTAAATGAACGATAACCTGACCGAGCTATTACGCAAATATAGCACCGAACCCGAGGACATGGAGAAGCTGTTAAAAGAGCTTCATGCTGGCATAGAACAACGGAAGATAGAAAAACCCGAAGTAGCGGTATTGAACACCCCTCAGATATTCGACTGGGAAGAGGCCAGGGGGATGGGGATTCCTGTCCGCCAGGGCTGGATGCTGAAATTAACTCCCGATACCAGCGAGAGAGGGTATAAATTAAGTTTCCTCACACCGGAGAAGTGGGAGATAACCGAGGATTGGAAGTATATCTCTCCCGAGGGTAAGGCATACGACTATACTGAGATGGAGACTGTGGTTGGTGAGCATCCCGAAGCGGTGTATGGGGAACTTCCCCCTGAGGAAGATTTATTGGGTATTGTCTCATATCTCGAAAGCAACCCAGAGGAATTTATGGCTGACTTAATGGAAGCTGGCAGGACAACCGAGAGTGAGGATTTACTTAAGCAACTGGGAGCAAGTGAGGCTTATATTGATTATGTCTTTATGAGTGAGGAGGAGCAAAACGCTCTCTTATATGACATTTACAAGGCTGGTAGAAGCCCAGCAAGCGAAAGTATGTTAAAGGACATCTTCACTGATGTCACAGAGGAACAACTAGCAGAGTTCTTTGTTAATGCGCCACAGGCTTATCAACAGGAAAGCAAGCTAAAGAATATCTGGGATGCTTTCTATTCTGGTATGGCTAATAGGTGGTATGGGAGCAAGCAATATCTCCTCACGGAATTGCCGTTAAATATACTATCGGGGAAATCTAAACTCTTTGGGGGCTATGGGTTTCTACCAACATTCTCTGAGGTTACAGGACTAAGAATTGAAGAATCAGAGAAGTTCCTTGAAGGGTTACGTGACAAATTCAGGCAAGGGTATATTAAACGCAAAGACGAATACGCTGAATGGGTGGAAGGTCATCCTGAATTAAGACCTCCTCCCGAGTGGGAAGGCGGAACTCTTGAGAAGATTCAGGAAGCCCCGGGGATTCTGAAAGACCCTGCTTATTGGGCGTATGTGGCTGCTGATACCGCAGCTTTTACACTCGCTTTCTTGGGAACAACTATGGTGGTAGGTGGCATCACAAGGAATCCTTTTCTTGGATTAGCTGCTGGTGTAGCGGTTACAACCCCTGCTCAATCACATGATTTATACGAGGATTTATTGATGAGTGGGGCTACGGAAGAGCAAGCAACAGACCTTTCAGTCCCTATTGGGGCGTTGATTTCTTCGATTGAAGTCGTTGGGGGTATGCCAGTATTAAAAGCTATATTCCCCTCTGTCTTCCAGGGTTTAAGAAGGAATGTTCAGAGAGAGATAGCCAGACGGACAATAGGGGAATTAACAAAACGAGGAGTGACAACTGTTACCAAGATTGAGTTAGCTGAGATATTCGAGGAGATTGTTCAGGGTGCTATCCAGGATGCTACGGTCAAGACTATTGACGAGAACCGTGAGTTACTTGCAAATATACCAGAGACCACGATACGAACGGCAATGGCTACTCTTCCCCTTGCACTTATCGGTGGGGGAAGTGCTGTAGGTCAATTTCATAAAGCAATGTCTCCCGAATTAAAAGCGGACTATGACGGCTGGGTGGCGAAGCTAAAGGAACAAGGCATTCCTGAAGAGCAAGCCAAGATAATAGCTGCTGGTAAGATATTAGAAACCCCCGAAGGGCAAGAGGCTTTAGAGAAGGCTATGGGGGAAGTGGATCGAGTGGAAATTACGCCAGAGGTTGCAAAGCCTAAAATTGAACTAAGAAAAGAACAACCCAATGTATGGACTATTTATCGGGATGATGAATTGGTAGGGAATGTTCAATTTGAACGAGTAGGCAGGGATAAAGCAGGGGCTAATTTAAGATGGATTGACCCCAATACAGGCGAAAAACAGTCAATTCATTTGGTTGGAGCTTCAGAGCAATCAGTAGAAGCCAATATAGAAAAATTAGTAGAGAAACATATTCCTAGAGCAATCCCCAAGGCTGTGACTGAAGCTGGATTCAAAACAGTAGGCCGTATGCCAAGCGGTGAAGCTAACCTATTACAAACACCAGAGGGCGTAATTATAGAACGCATTGCTACTGGTAAACAAAAGGGTTGGTGGAAAATAATCGTTGGTAATACAGAGTATGTTGGGAAAACCCCTGAAAGTGTATTGGAAATTGCTCATAGTAAGGGGGCTATCCCTAAAGCTATACCTATCCACGCTACCAAAGGTGAAGCAGAAGCATCTGCTAAACAGGTTATATTTGATGCGGTAAAGGAAGAAGCTAATCTTGAAGAGACACAAGATGTAGTCAAGAAACTAACCGACCTTATCAAGAACGCAGAACCGATAAGGGAAGCAACAGAGAAGTTAAAGCATGAAGAGTTAGTTAAGAGGTCTGGTAGAGCTGCTTCCATTTTAAGGTCAGCGGAAGGTAAAGAGGCGTTTGAGAAGTCTAAGGCAGCGTTGAAGGGAGAACTCCCGAGAGCGGACTTTGCACCGCCTGAACTACAACTTACGGATGGTGATATTAAAGCGTTATACGATGCCATAAGGGATGCTGACTTACGTTATTTTGAGCAGTTAAACACAGCCGAAGCCTTAACCAAATTACTTTCAGGAAATATCCCAACATCAGGGGAGTTGAAGTTACTGGAAGATATGTTTGGGGGCGATTTGGTCAAAGCGGTGATGGACAAAAGAACCGCAGGGCAAAAGGCTTGGGAGATAACATTAGACGTTCTGAATATACCCAGGGCGGTATTAGCTTCGTGGGACTTATCAGCACCGTTAAGACAGGGGGCACTTCTATTCTGGGGTCAGCCGAAGGAATCAGTACCAGCGTTAAGACCTATGGTTATATCGTTTTTCAGCAAGAAGCATGCTAGAACGGTTGATGAGATTATCAGGGCTAATCCCTATTATAACCTATCCCAAGACTCGGGGTTATATGTTGCTCCGCTATATGGCGTTTCTGAGAAGATAACACAGAGAGAAGAGGCATTTATGTCCAGGTTTGCCCGATATTTCCCTCTTGTATCTCATTCAGAGAGAGCTTATGTTACCTATCTTAACAAGCTGAGAATGGATGTCTTTGCCAGTTATGCCAGGGCGTGGGAAGGAACGAGTAGGACGGTTGCTGACTATAAGGCACTCGCCAGGGCTATAAATGTAATGTCAGGAAGAGGTCTGCTTGGCAAGATGTCAGAGATAGGTGGAGTTCTCAATGCTGCCCTTTTCTCGCCTCGCTATCAGGCGAGTAGGATAATGCTACCGATAGAATTTGTCAGAGCTACTCCTGTTGTTCGTAAGATGATGGCTCGGGGCATACTCTCCTTTGTAATGGCTAACTGCACGATACTAACTCTATGGGTATTAGCCGATGATGATGCCAGCGTGGAGCTTGACCCTCGTTCTACTGATTTCGGCAAACTGAAAATCGGCAATACGAGATTGGATTTCTGGGCAGGCTTTCAACAGTATTTCAGGACGATTGTTCAGATAATCACAGGAATGAGGAAGATATCAACAACGGGGAAACTCACCGAAGTTCAGAGAGACCAGGTAGTGAACCAGTTTGTCAGGAGTAAGCTATCTCCTGTCTTTGGGTTTGTCGCCGACCTTCTCAAAGGCGAGACTTTTGTTGGTGATGAGTTATCGCTGGAACCTGAATCGGTAATACAGCAAGCACGTGAGCGGTTAGTCCCGATGTTTGTTCAGGACTTGATAGAAGCTATAGAGGAGACAGGGCTTGCTGGTGGTCTATTAGCTCTCCCAGGTATGTTCGGCGTTGGTGTGCAGACTTATGGTGGAGGTTACTGGGATGAGTTTATAGATATGTTAGGGCAGCCGAAGCAGTCTGACACGCTACCGTATTCTGTGAACAAAGAGGACATATACGATACTAAAGACTTCTATGGCGATATATCACCTAGAGTAAGCGGGATAAAACCAGAGGATATTGACCCGAAATACCACATACCCGATTTGGTTCAGTCTGTCATTAAGGCGAAGGCGATAAAAGAGGAATACCAAAATCGCCCGAGTTCTCGGTATGTTGATATAAACTCAGACTTTAATGAGGGAGACACCTTCGAGGAGTATTTCCTACAGTGGCAGGCATATCAAAAGGCAACAACCGATGAGGAGAGGGTAGGGATTAAAGAGAAGTACCCTCAGTATTATATAGGCAACTTTAGCCGACAGACTTTAGCTTTACTCAGGGAGTATTATTCGTTAGACAAAAGAGACCAGGCTGAGTTTTTGAAAGACCATCCCGAACTCAAACAGAACCCCCGGGAAGAATGGCTGAAAAGTCATCCTGAAGATAACGCTCTGTTAGCATTGTGGGGGCAGGCTAAGATTTATTCCTTAGAGGCTTACAACGATGTCAAGAAACTCATTGACGAATTGGATATACCGGGTAAAGCGGTAGAATTCAATTTACCCCCTAAAGACTCAATAGAAAACTACTTCAAGTATCTTGACACGAGTGCTGAGTTTGGGAGTAATAGCTGGGAAGTGAGGCGGTTGTTATTAGACGATGACCCTTTGAGAGACTGGTTAGGGCGTGAGCTGATAGAGGACAATCCGAAAGTCCTAGACTTGCAGATTAAAAACCGTGAGTTGAGTGAGGAGTATGAGGGTTACGGAGACAAGGATTCGCCGTATTATATTTCAAACGATGAAGCCAGAGACGAAGCCAGAGAAGCATTTAAGCTAAATCATCCAGAATGGGTTGCTGATGAGCATAGAATAGATGCTTACAAAGCGGAGTTCCCTGAAGGATTGATTGACGATTATGTTACCTGGTACACCGACTTCTCCAAGAAGCCCGAAGATTTTGAGGGGACTTGGTATGCAGATGACCGCTGGCTGATGGAGCATAGAGAGTTTTATAACACGATGCTTCGTTTAGGGATTTGGACTGAGGAAAGGGACTTCACGAAAGTTCCTACCGTAGAACAGGAAAGGTGGCTCAGATACTATGACAATCTTCCTAAACACCTGAGATTGGAAGCGAGATGTGGCAATAAAGCTCTTAATGACGCAGTAATGAATAAAGATTGGGGTTATGGCTTACAACCTCTTGGTGATAGATGTGATAAGTTTGGAGGTGGCGGTGGTAGTGGAGGTGGTGCAAGTGTGGGCATTCCTTATTCGGGCGTGTCGCCAGCAGTACAAATAGCTGAAATGATAAAACAACTATGGGAGGGGGAAGGGAAAGAAATACCACCAGCCGAGCGTCCTATTTGGGAAGACCCACATGAGCAATGGATGACTTATAGTCAAAAAACTCACACAGATTTCAGTGATATGGTACGTTCAGCTAGGGAGGCAGGGGCAAAGGTAATAAAGAGAGGCCAATATCGGCATCGCTTGGACTATGTACCAGAGGGCTATGACCCTTATGAGATATTTGATGTAGCATTACTGGAAAAGCCTGATGGAAGCTGGCTTATAGTAAGGTGGGGGCATCACTACAAGCACTTACAAGTGATAAACATGGGCGAGCATCATAAATACGCTGGGCTTATGAGTTGAAGCCTACGGCACTGATAGGTGTTCAGAGTAGAAGTAGCCCGATTAAGAAACATACCCCTACATAGCCCAAGACTCCGAGCCCTACTAATCCCCTTAATTTCCAATCCCTCTCTATGCAAGCCCAGATAACTATTGCCGTAGCTAAGGCAAAATAGACACCAAGAGTCCATGTGGGTAGGAGTATCGAGGGTTTGAACGTTCCTATTATCAGGTAGCCAAAGAACCCATAAAGAACAACACCGAGTAGTATCTGTTTCTTAATAGCCATCTATATTCAAAATACCAAAACATAATGTTAAAAGTCAAGTTTAGAGAGGAATTATGAAACCAAAAAGAGACGGTTCTGGCAGAGGGGTCAGGGCGAACAGAGGACGGGGTGGTTGTAAGACAACCCAAAGAACAGGTAGGGGAAGAAGGTAATCAGCTAAACTTCCCCTTAAAACTCGTTGATACTGGCGTTTTCTTTACCTTATACCACATATACATCAAGTCGGGCTTATTAAAGGCTATTTTAACAGTCTAAATCTTATTAAAGAAAAACCCAAAAACTTTAACAAGGGTCGAAAGGTTAGCCTGCACCATAAGCAGGCAATAAACTAGGAGGTTTATACATTGGACGAAACTGGGAAAGCCGAAAAGGACGAGAAGACTTCTGAAGGCGAGCCTACGAGTACTTCTGACAAAAAGGAAAAGACTTTTACAGAGCAACAGGTCACAAAGATGGTTAGTGACGCGAAAGCTGCTGCCGGAAGGGAGCAGAAGAAACTTGCTGACCAGCTCGAGGCTGCTAACGCTGCGTCTGAATCGCTGAGGCAGGATGCGGAAACAACAAAAGGGAAGTTGACTGCGCTACAGCGTCAGATTGACGAAGCAGAACTCGACAAGGCGAGAGATGACCCGGCACTTTTGAACCTTTACCAGCGCAAGCAGGACCTTGAACAGAGGGCAACCGCTATCGAAGAGAGGGAGAGGAAGGTGGCAACGAGCGAGGCACAGCTAAAAGCCGACAAAGAGGCTATAGCTAAAGCCAAAGCAGACGCAACGGTAGCCCAAGTCGCCGTCAAGTATCATCTGAATATCGAGGACTTAGCAGACCTCGGTATAACCGATGAAGAGGCACTTGAGAAAGTTGCTGCGAAGATAGGGAAACCTAGCAAGAAAAAAGCTGGTGAGGGGGAAAAGGAAGATGAGGACTTAACGCCTGATTCTGCCCTGACCTCTGGTGGTGAAGGTACTCCAACGATGGAAGAGCGGGACAAAATGAGTCCTGAACAGTACATCGCCTGGAGGAAAAAGCAAGAAAAGACGGCGTAATAAAGGTCGTCTCCGTCTCTAAACAAAATCTCTAACAGGAGAAACCCTAAGTGAGTAATACTCTAATTACCCCGAGCATCATCGCAAAAGAGGCTTTGATGGCTCTGGAGAATGAGACAGTCCTTGCGAGCTTGGTTCATAGGGCTTACTCAAAGGAATTCCAAAAGGTTGGTTCAACAGTCACTATTCGCAAGCCAGCATCCTTTACTGTGGATACCTTCGCTGACACCGCTACTGCTCAGGCTGTTACTGAGTCTAGCGTGCAAGTAGTGCTTGACAATCATCTGGATGTGTCCTTTGAAGTAACGACCTCAGAACTAAGCCTGGACGTTGTGAGTTTTTCAGAGCAGTTAATTGCCCCGGCGATGAGAGCTATGGCACAGAGAGTGGACGAGCTATTGGCAGCCTTATATGTGGATATAGGTGGGCATACCGATGTTACGGCTACGACTCAGGTTGTAGGCGACATTGCCCAACTTCGAGAGCAACTTAACTTACAGAAAGTCCCGATGAGCCAAAGATATGCTGTGCTTCACCCAACAACTGAAGCCAGATATATTGCTCTGGACGCTTTTCTACATGCTGAGAAGCGTGGTGACACGAAGGCTCTGAAAGAAGGCTCTATGGGGCGCGTGATGGGGATGGACTTCTACATGGATCAGAACATCTCTGAGCATACCGTAGACTCTTCATTAGTCGGCGACTTAGCAGGTGCCTTGAAAGGGGCAGGCGTGAAAGCAGCTACCAGTATAACTGTTGATGCCCTTGCCAGTGGTGCAACCGTTACTGCTGGCGATGTCCTCAAGATTGCTGGCGACCCTCATGGCTACGTTGTGACTACAGGTGTAACCGCAACCGTGTCTACTGCGGTGTGTGTTATCAGTCCTGCGCTTTATCAAGATGAGGACGATGACGCTGTAGTAACCTTCCAGTCCACCCACCTTGCTAACCTGGCTTTCCACAGGAACGCCTTTGCTCTGGTGACTGCACCTTTAGCCCCTCCGATTGGTGGAGCTAAAGCGGCTGTCGAGAACTACAAGGGTCTTTCTTGCCGTGCAGTCTATGACTACACAATGGCAACCAAGACGAATGTAGTGTCTATCGATATGCTGTGTGGTGTAAAGACACTGGACAACGTGTTAGCGGCTCGTCTGTGTGACGCTCAATAAACCGATTCGTTAATCGGACTTTAAGGGGAGGGGCTTCGGTCTCTCCCCTTTTTAGAAAGGAAACTATGAGAATTTTATGGCAAAGTGCTAGTCCATTATGTAATTCAGGTTATGGGCTACAAACTGCATCGGTAACTAAACAATTAAAGCAAGCAGGGTATGAGGTAGCTATCTTTTGCTTCTTCGGATTCAGTGGCGCAAGAACTAATTGGGGTGATATTCCCTTATACCCGAATGTTCCGCATGACGGCTATGGCGTTATGCATATTGAGAATGACTATAAAGACTGGAACGCTGATTTACTTATTTCACTTGTTGATATATGGGTATTAAAAGGAACACCAATGTCATTAAACTGGGCTCCTTGGATACCGATTGACCACGACCCAATACCGCCAAGAGTCTTAGAAGTATTAAAAGAAAGTCCAGGTATTATCAAGCCGATAGCTATGTCAAAGTTCGGGCAAGCGGAACTTAAAAAGCAAGGATTCGATAGTTATTATATCCCTCACTCGGTAGACTGCCGTATCTACAGCCCGAACGCCGAATTACGCAAAACAGCAAGGGAGTCTCTCAAGTGGGAAGATAAGTTTGTCATTGGCACGGTGGCTACAAATTGCAAGCGCAAGAACTGGAACGCTTCTTTGTGGGCAGTAAGCCAGTTAGCCAAGAGACATTCTAATATCGTGTGGTATATGCACACTCCGCCTTATGACAGTTTAGGGTTTAACCTTGAAAAAGCAAGGATAGGATTCGGTTTGAAAGATAAGACGGTCTTCCCTAAACAACAGGAGATGAGATTAGGGATACCCCCGGAAGTCATGGCTAGAGCCTATAACGCTATGGACGTTTTCTTACTACCATCTAAGGGTGAAGGGTTTGGTATTCCAGCGTTAGAGGCTCAGGCTTGCGGTTGCCCGACAATCGTGAGTAATAACACTGCACAACCAGAGATACAAGCTGGGGGGTGGTTATTAAAGGACCAATTTGCCCAATGGGATTTACAGGACTCGTTTGAATATAACTGTAACCCTAAAGAGATTCTGGAATATCTTGAGCAGGCTTATAACTTATGGAAGAACGGGAAGATGGAAGAGAGGCAACGCCAGGCCAGGAAGAAAGCCTTAGAGTACGATGAGCCTAAAGTGTTTGAGGAATACTGGCTGCCAACCTTAAAGGATATTGAGGAGAGGCTAAAGAAGCCTAGAAACATGGAGGGTGTGCAGCCCTGGAGACTTTTATTATTGCCTCAAGTCTGTAGTCCTAAGAAAGTTCTCGACATCGGATGCGGTGTTGTTCAGGTATATCGCAAGCCATTGGAGCAATTAGGAGAATATGTGGGGATAGATATTAAAGAGGGTGAGGGAGTAACAGTGATGGATGCGCATCATTTGAATTTCAAAGATAAAGAGTTTGGTTTTGTCTGGATGAGCGAAGTCTTAGAGCACGTGGATAAACCAGAGCAAGTTTTGGCTGAGGCTCAAAGAGTAGGGGTTCATGGCGTGTGTTTGTTCAGCACGCCTGAGAATAAGTTTTTCCATTTAGACCCAGAACATAGAGAGGTAAAGATACCGCACACGCTGACTCGTTCAGGTGACGGTCTTATTACATGGTAGTAAAGGAGGAGATTGAATGAAAGAGATTTGGAGTGATATGGGTGACTTAGAAAAGGAATCTGGCTTAGATGGCATCCGTTGGCTGATACCGATTTCCCTAGTTGGATTATTAGTTGTTAGCCTACTTTGCCTTGTTGGTATTTTTTAGGAGGAAATAAATGCCTTATTCGGAGGATCAAAAGAAACTGGCTTGCATAGCGTTGTCAATGAAGCGCGGAGAAACACCACGAAGTTACAGCGAAGAGGCGGCTAAGATGGCTGACTCTATGACAGAAGCACAGCTTATTGACTACTGTGAAAGCCCGGTGAAAAAGTAGAGGTGATATATGAAGCTATTAAGCGGAATAAGAACCGTAGCAAGGCAAAAGCTCAACGATGAATTAGTATCATCCAGCGAAGATTATAAATGGACTGACGATGAGCTTGATGTTTATATCTCTGACTGTCTAATAGAGATGGCGAAGTATTCTCCCTATGAGGTGAAGGAAACAGTGACAACCGTCGCATCATCGAGAGAGATTGACCTTAGCTCAATAGACGATTTACTTGAAGTCAAAGAGGTGGAATACCCGGTGGATAAACAGCCTCGTAGATTCAGGCAGTTCTCCGTGTGGGGGGATATTCTCAGAATAGAATTAGATACTGCGCCTTCGGCGGTTGCGAATGTTTATCTCTATTGTAAGGAATATCACTCTCTGTCAGACACAGCGTCAACGCTGAATCCTAACTTAGAGAGAATCTTGGTTCTAGGTGTTTGCGGTCAGGCTGCCGTTGCTAAAGCACAAACAAAGATAAACAAAGTCAACAAAGCTGTCGGCGTAGCAGGGAATCTACAATCGTGGGGGTTGGCTCAATTAAGTCTATATTACACGGAGCTTAATAAACTCGTGACTGCTGATTCTTTTAAGGAATATCCAACGGACTAGGAGGTTTATGAAGGTTTTAAGTTTAGGTGCAAAGGCAACAGCTTCGGGGGCGAAGGCTAGCTTTGCTGCCGACCACAAGACAGGAGATGGCAGGCTTATTAGCCGTCAGAAGACTCGGAAATTTGGGGTGATAGGCAACTGGTATGATGGCTGGCGAGTTGGTTATTGTGAGAGACATCGCAATTCTAACTTACCATTAAGTTTCAGGGAGGGTCGATTAACTCCCTTTGCACTCTTTTTGAGTGTGGTACTAAGAATAAGCGACCGCGATAAAGGAAATTGTAGTCGCTTAGGAGGTTAAGAAATGGCACAATCACAAGAACCAACTAAAGAGGGGTATGGTGAGGCTGTAAGGCTCTTATGTGGTGAAGAGACAGTAGCGGACAATGCTTACAAAAGCGTTGTGTGCTATGAAGGCACTTGTACCGCAGCCGCAGAAACTTCAACGTATGCTACTCCTGCTGCTACTAAGAGTACTAAGTCAGGGGTCAGCATAGCTGATGCAGACTCAGTAGCAAGCGTGGCAACCACCGTAACAGATGACACTGTTCAAGTTGACCATGAGTTCACCGCTGGCGAAACTGTGACTGTCACTGGGTTTGGTGTGTGTAACGATGCTAACGACAAGTTATATGCCGAGTGCTGCTTTAATGCTGGCATAGCGTTGGAAGACACCGACAAACTCACCGTGCAGATGAAAGTTCTGTATCAGAAAGATAGTGGTTAATGGTAGTAAATAAGGGGGCAGTCAGGAAACACCTGGCTGTCCCTTTTAAGGATTAGATTATGGCTTGGTATGACAACGACTATAAGTACCGCAAAAAGATAACGATAAACGCTACCTCTGCTGGTGCACAGACTAATTACCAGAAGAAAGTAGTTGTCTATAAGACGATTGGGACAACTACGCCATTCTCGTTTCCTGTTATCACTACACTTGAAGACAAAATTGATGCTGACCCTGAAAGTGGTGGTAATCATGCTGAGGGTGTAACTACAGATGGAACTTATCTATACGCTACTGATAGATTCCATATTTATAAACTGGATAAGAATGGAGACCCACTAGACCCTGTTATTGAGAACGACCATGCTATGACTGATGGCACAGACTGTTATGCAGTTACAGGGCTTTGGGCAAAAGACGGGAAACTCTATGTTGGTTCTGGCACATGGGATGCTGTATCTAATGGGCTCCCTACAACAAATTATGTCAAAGTTTTTAACTGTAGTGATTTGAGCTATGTGGAAGAACACTATATTGGGTTTCTAACAGCGAGAGGCACTATCGAAGGGGCTTGCTATCACAAGGGTAGCTGGTGGGTAGTTTTCCATGATTGGAAAACTCACATTTCCAGGTTTGATAATGACTGGAATCATGTTGCGGACTATGCTGCAAGCACACAAGGCGACTGTGGAGATGGTATATTTGGTATTGGAGATTATCTTGCTATTCAAACCTGTGAGTTATCAGGTGGACATCATGATAGGTGCTATTTCTTTAAGTGGAACGGCAGTAGCCTAGACGCTTGTGGGTATGCTACTGTCTCAGGTGCAACTTGCTTGCAAGGTGGTGGGGTAGAACCTGGAGAAGATATAGCGTGGTTTGCTGATAATACTGGGGCTAATGCAGATGGCGATATTATAAAAACATCTGTAAAGCAAGAGATTCATAGCCTAGATGGGCATTGTTTGGATAACTTTAATGATGTCCGCTTTACTCAATCAGACGGAGAGACTGAACTATACCACAAAAAAACGAACTATACTTCTGGCGATAACGCAACCTTCTGGGTAAAGTTCAATTCCATTCCTGATAGCGGAATTGCTACTTTCTATGTTTATTATGGCAAGGCTGGTGACAGTGATGGTAGCGATGCTGCTAATACCTTTCCTGAGTTCTTTGATGATATTGAGAATGACAACTTAAACTTATGGGACACAATAGACAACTGGGTATCGCAAGACACTGTTGTAAAACATGGAACTTATGCTGCCGGAGAACCAGGTAGCGCAGGAAGCACTCAATGGCTGAAAAAGACTCATAATTCAACCCTTCTATTAGCTCATGTATGGGCTAGAGTAGCAGCTACAACGGGTACTACATTTATTGCTCTTGCTGATAACAATGGCAACAGTACAATTTGGGTGCAGATGTGTAATGGACACTTCAGGTATCGTGATACTGGAGGCTATCATTACTTTCCGACTGATAAAACTTATGTAATAAATACTTGGTATGAGATTGAGTGCGGTTGGGATTTTGCAAATGACAAGATTCACGTTTGGGTTGATGGAGCTAAACTTACTGGAGATGGAATAACTCTCCCTTATTATAACACACCCAAGCCTACCTCAATTACAGAACTTCGTATAGCGAATGGTGGGAGTTCTGGTGCTGCTTATATTGATGATTACTTTGTAAGGAAATTCGCTTATCCTGAGCCAACATGGGGAATTTGGGGAGATGAAGAACCTTTAATAGAAAGCAGTGTTATAGTAGGGCTAACAGTAACTGCTTTAGGCTTTCTTGGGTTTGCTCGGAAGGCTGCTGTTTCTGTCGGGCTAGTAGCTTCTGCTACAATAATCGAAATAGCCCAGATAGTCGCTTCTGTAGCTGTAGGAGTTGTGACTTCTGCTGCAAGAGCGATTATTACAACTAGGAATACTGCGACTTCCGTTGGGCTAGTTGCTTCTGCCACTAAGGGGTTTACGTCTTCTGTTATTGTAGGTGCTATCGCCAGCGTAACTAGGCTAGTTGAAACTATTAGAAATGCTGCTACT